GTGTTCCAATACCATCAGAACCTTGTGCTCCTTGAGTACCTATAACACCTTGTGCTCCTTGGGTACCCGTACCACCACTACCAGATCCAGCAGGACCTTGTGTACCTTGTGCTCCAGTAGCACCTTGTGTACCTGATCCACCACCAGATCCACCTCCAGATCCACCGCCACCAGGAACATAACCTGGATAACATCCACTATCTCCACCGTTCTTAGAAATTTTAGATTCTACAATTGTAGCAACCCATAAACATGGAATTCCGAAAACCTCAGCCGAGCCTGTTGGTAATGTACCAGTTGGTCCAACACCTGTTACGCCCGTATCTCCAGTATTACCTCCACATTCAGTTAAAAGTATTTCTGCCGATATATTTCCTGGAGACGTATGTGTACATGTAGAAGGTAAACATATTCTTATTAATCCTTCGTTATGTATTACTCCTGAAGTATCAGTAAATTGTAAAATATCTATAAGATATCCTTTAGATCCTGAAGGAACATTAGGATACCAGAAGTTTGCTATAACACATTCCAATTCATTTGTTAATTGAACATGTATATCACATATAGTGTCAAGATTTAAAGGTTGATCGTTTGCGTTAAATAATTGTATATCTATGCATGCAGAAGTACCTTGCACTATGTATTTAATACAATCTACTTGTGCGATAATTCTACCACAATACGTTAATGCACATTGTGGATCGCTTGGAGTTGGAACTCCTGGGATTATGGGTACTCTACCAGCCACTCATTAGTCTTCTTTTTCTTCTAATGCATTGATAGAGATTCTTTCTTTATCAGAAATTTCTTCAATTCTTAGAGTTTTCCAAGCAGGAACAGTTTTGATCAAAAAGATCATTTCCTCCTCATTTACTATTTGAGATGATAATGTATCAATCTCTGTAGTTAAAATTCGTTGTTCTTTTTTGATTCTTTCTACTTCTGAATCAATACTACATGATTTAAAATAACTTAATAGTACTAAAACTAAAACTATCTTAATTCCATGATCTGCAAAAAATTTGTTAAATTTACTCATTGTTTTATTTTTTAAATTCTTGTTTTGGTTTTGCTTTTTCTTCTTCTCCTTTTGGTACTCTATGATAATTTTGAGTTGACCAAGGATCATCTTCTTCACACTGACAATCTTCTACATGTTCACCACACCTAGGACATTCTTCTTCAACATCTTGTAAATATTCTTCGGCCCTTTCTTCTGCTTCTTTATTCTTACCTTCTTCTGGATCGTGATCTTCTACATGCTTAACCTTTTTATGTCTAACATGATCTAATTCTTCGTTTACAAAATCTTTAAATGATTTTATTGCCATTGATATACTAATCTTTTTTTATATATTCTCGGTTAATGGATACTTTTCATGAAATTCTTTTACTAACTTTAAGAACTTCTTACCATAAAAAGATATATCATCAAATGACATTTCAAAAACCTGCGGAAACGCATCAGCTTCATTACTTATCCATATTTCTCCACCTTTAGGTTTTACGCCATTCATTTCCCAGTAAGCCAGAGAATATGCAGCAATTTGCATTTTATAATTTTCAATCCAATCTTCTCTTTTAGGTTTCTTTGAAGATTTAAAATCTAAGACGATTAGATGAGCTTTAGCATTCTCATAAATAATATCAACTCTACCTGCATAACCACCCATCTGAGGTGAATGTAATGTATCTTCTATGGATACTACTTTAGCTATCCTATCAAAACATTCATTATTATAAAAATTAAAGAAAAGCTTTCTACCTACATTTACCTCATCATCAGTAAAACTATTATCTTTAGCAAAAGGGCCTATTAATGTTTGAGCCTCCATTAGTTTTTCTCTAATAGTTTCCTTTTTTGAACCTAAAAAATATTCACAGAACTGATGCATCACAGTTCCTCGGTTTGCAGAGAACTTAGAAATTCTATCAGCCTCCTCTTCTCCTACTCGTTTTCTCCATTTATCAATTCCAGATTTATCTGTCATTGCCCCAAGGATAGTTGTTACCGATGGGTATTTTTTACCTTCACCTATATTATAGTATCTTTTACCATTTATAGTTTCGGTAGTTGCTAGTGATTCGGCTGTTGCCATGTTATTATTTTTTACCTAGAAATTTATCTGACTCTTCTTGTGTAGGATAACCTAATTCCCGTTTACAAATAGAGCAATATTTTTTCATAGAATTTGATTCGTCAAATTGCACAAAGGTATCTCCTTTATGTTTACAATCATTTTGTATTTCTTCCTTTTCTTTTTCAAGATTTTTTACTTCCTTTTCAATTCCTTCAACCTGTTTTCTTAAAATATTAGGGTCATCAGTTTGTTCCATAGCTCTGTAATTTTTTCTTGGTTATGGGTAAAGATAAGATAAACAATTCTTAAAATTAAAATTAGACCTGTAGTTTTAGCCATAGATACTAAAAATGGCCAAAGCTTAAAATAATCTCTATCTGCTGATAAGACCAAGAGAAAAGAATCAGTACCTTCTATTTTACTGAATTCTGGTGATACATAATCAGCAATACCTAATTGTAATAAAAATTGATCATGTTCTCTTAGCTTCATTAACACATAACCTTCTTGTGAAATTGGAGCAGTTGCTACTTCCTCCGGTAAATTAATGACGGTATAAATTCTACCAATCCAATCTACTCTAAAGCCTTTTTCATTTAAAGCTTCTTCCTCAGATTTAGCAATCTTTCTTATTTTTCGCCAAATATTGAGTTCTTTATAAAGTTTACTTATGTACATAATTTGTTTGTTTATTATCTATTTAGACTTCAGCAAATAGTTTCATCCCTTCGAGCTGTTTTTTAACTATTTTCCTCCCTCTGAATATTCTATTCTTAACTGTTTGTAGATTTATTCCTTTTTCAAACTCTAACATTATTTCTAAAATATCAGAATAAGATTTATGATTAAGAAACCGTTCTACCATATATCTTTTATACATAGGAGGTAATGCATTAATTGCCTCATGTGTTAATCTTACTTGTTCATCTAATACATTCTGTTCATCTTCCCAGTCAGTTTCAGTTTTAGGTAAATGTAACCCATCTTTCATTGATGGTAATGAAGATTCCATTGGTGGCTCTACACCTGCATCAGTGAAAACATTCATACTAATTTTCTTATTTCTAAATCTAATCCAACCTATACATTCATTATATGCAATGCGATATGCCCATGTTGTAATTTGGTAATCCTCGTTGTATTGATCAATTTTAAGATATACTGTGGTTAATGTAGTTGATGCAATATCATCAGCAATAATAGGATCCTTTACAATGTTATTAATATATGACCATAATCCTGGTCTCATTTTATGATAAAGTTCATTGTAAGTTTTTTCGGATCTTGTCTTTTTAAACTCTAATGCTAATTCCTTATAGGTCTTTTTAGTTTTTCTCATTTATAAAATCTTTAATAGTTGAAAATTTAATTGGTGCATAACCCCAAAAATCTGTACATACATTAATTCTATTCATTGCAGATAAATCTGTTTTATGAGAGAATACAGTATGACCATGAAAATGAATAGTACCTGAATCTTTACCATCCCATACCTCTAATGGGTAATGGCAAATCACAGAATCAAATTGTGGTAATTCTAAAATTTGATCTTCTAAAATTGAAATATTATCAAATTCATGTTGAACATCTAAAAAAGCCTCATCAGCACTACCTATCATAAAATAGATTTGACCGTTGAGTTTCTTTAGAACTTGCCTAGCAGTTTGTGGATCCCACGCAAAATTACCTAAATGAAATACTATATCATTCTTCTTTACCTTTTTGTTCCAATTTTTTATCAATTGAGAATTCATATCATCAATATCTTTAAATTGTAAACGATTTGCGATTTGTAAAATCTGCGGTCTACCAAACCAGGTATCAGATGTTATAAAAAAATCATTAGGAATTTCTAAATCTTTAAGCATATGTTTTTATTTACAGATTAACTGTTATAATACAAATATAATACAAATAATTGGGAACTGAAAATTAATTAAGAACTTTTTTCTTTTAAAGTATCTTTTCTTTACCATCTATAACGTCTTGATAGTTAACACTACATTTAGATCTTTTAATTTGATCCTCATTTTCTTTAAGATTAATTTTATAAATAGGCTTAATGTATTCTTCATTTAGATAAGTCTTAAATTCTTGTGGTAATTTTTCCTTGTAAAAATCTTCATATACTTTAACATATACTCTTGCCATTTTATCTGCTGCCATACCAGATGCTGAGTTAATTTCGGCAACCCAACAATCTCCACTCTTATCAATCATTAAATCAATTGACCAAAGCCCAAGTTTTAATTTCTCTCTAACTTTTTTACAGATGTCATTTACTTTATCCATAAAATCTAATTTACTCATATCTTGATCTACATAAGTAAATTCAGTTTGTTCATCGGCTTCTTTATCTTTAATTTCATTTTCATTTAATGATACTCTCTCATGAACTAATACAGGATCTTCATTCATTAGTAAAACTCTAAATTCTCTATCTAAGTCTTTTGCCTCAGAATAGTTTTCAAATTTACCTTTACTTTTTTCTAAGTCTTCATAAGTATCAAAAATCTCAATACCTAAACCAGAATGACCATCATCAGGTTTTGCAATAACAGGAAATTCTAAATCTTTTGCATCTTCCTTTTTATAAACTGCCTTTGGAATAAAATCAGCATCCTCAAACATTTTATAAAAATCACTTTTATTACCGCTGACTTTCATTGCTTCTGGTAAATTATACATAACATCCTCTGATATATTGTATCTCTTTAAAAAATCTAACCCTTCCTTTGAATTACCGCCATAATAAATAAGAGGTAATTTTGGATCAACGTCAAGTTCTTTTTTATAATCACCCTTTGCATAAAATGAATTAAATAGTTCATCTAAACATACATCGTTTATTTTACAGTAAATTCTTTTATTGTTTTTGCCAGTGAGACCTTCTAACTTTTCTCCTGCTAATATGAAATTAACCTTCTTAAGATACTCTTTATTATCAACTGATTCTTTTAATAAATCTTCTCTACCTAATTGCTTATAAACTTCTTTTCTGGTTTTCTCCATTTTTTCAGCATACTTAGGATCATCATTACGGTTAAATACAATTTGCTGTGTAAGAGAACCGCTAATCTTTTTAAGATCCTTCTTTCTGGTTTTAATTAACCATGCCGCCAAATCTTTAATTGATAAATCTCTAAATCTTCCATTTGCATCAGGTGCATCAGAGTGATGAAAGTCAGGAGCCCCTTTAGGCTTTTTCTCATTTAAGAATTGTTCAAATAATTTTAGATACTTCAAAACAAAATTTAATTTGTTTATATATTCCTAAAGATTGCATCAGATATCCATTGGTGTAAAAGATCATCATGACGTTGAGGTTCAAATTTAGAATCACCTTTAAATACAACATCATTACTCTGGATCATTTCATCTTCTAATTGTTTTAAACCATCTAATGCTTTACCATTTGGATCAATTAAAAACTCTCTCATTTCTGGATATGACTGAGGATTAAATGATTTCATTAACATTTCACCTACAAGATCAAAGTGTCTTTCATATAAATGTAATGAATGTGCAACGTGAGTGTATGTACCTAATTCTAATTCAGGATAGTATTTACGGAGATGCTCTAACATTTGTATTTGTAATAAACAAAAGAATGCAACATCAGTAGGAGTACCTAAGATAAGATCATTAGATCTCATATCTACAGTAAAGTTTAATCTATTATCTCTTATTTGGAATATACCATTAAGGGTGCATACAAAATCTTTATTACCATACCATTGATGTGAAGGTTTATTAAAATGTAAAATTGCCTGCCTTGAATCCTTATCTTGGATTAAAGAATCTAACGCCCAGCGATATTGATTTCTACCGTCTTCTAATTGCTCAGTAAAGATAAGATTGCCATAAGCAGAATTTACTGAACCGTCTTTATTTTTAATTTGATCCCAGAATTTTGCATACGGTGTAATAAAGTCAGCATCATTACGACCTGTGAAATACCAGACTAACTCTGCTGCAATATATTTAAATTGACTACTCCTACGATCATTTTCATAAAGACAAAATGTAGGATCTTCTACAACAATAGCTGCATCAGTCATTTCAAATATCTTCATACCTCTTGGTGAAGATACATAATTAGGGTTGTGTATTGCACTACCTAGCGCATAATTATATGCCTCGGCAAACGTCTCTCCTTTAAATACTCTCATTTCTTTTTATTTCTAATATTCTTTAATGCTATTTCTAATCGGTCAGCAAATTCCATATAAGTATATTTACCGCCTTTGTTTAACAGTTTTCTACTTTCTGTAAGTACCTCATCTCTTATACCTTCTGCATGTGCTTCGTATAATAAATCCTCTGCTTTACACATTATTCAAAAAGGTTTAATTGTTCAGCTTCACCCATAACAGAATTTTTATGCATTAAAAAATCTATAATGATATGGGATACTTCCTCAGCACTCATTGTACCAATATTAATTAAAAGTTTATTTTTAATCTTACTTAAACGATGAGCTCTATTAAAACCGTCTATTTCAGCTTTAACTTCTTCCTCATTACCATAAAATGATTTACCGTCATCTCTCTTTAAAATAGTATGAGGATCATTAGTTAAAGTAATAAGATATAATTTAGATCTTAATTTCTCTGCATATTTCTTTTCAATATCAAATATGTAATCACCAGAGTAACCTCTATAAAGTGGGGAATAAACTGATTCACCTAAATGAGATCTATTAAAAATCATATTAATATTATCCTCATTATTATTTAACATCATTTTAAACATATCATCATACATTTGTGTAGAATATTTTACATGTTTTTCTACATCATCTTTAAAAGGTAATGAAGAATAATGAAGTTTATGAAAAACTAAGTTATGTAATTTTTCAATAATAAGATTTTGTTGAGTGTCCTTACCTGTGTTATCAGTACCCTCTATGATAATAAATTTACTCATTTTATTTTTATATTGTTAAAAGTTAGAATTGTTTATCTCTATATCGAAGTCAGTAAAGTTTTCAAAATCAAGATTATCTGCTTCCATCCTACGGTCAATAGAATCACCTGGCATTTCCCTATCCTCTAATCTTTTTCTTCTGATTTCTTCTGATACATTAAGATATATGATAGTGCATTCTTTTCTATCAACTGGATCTATATGACTTATACCTTTAGGTGTCATAATAAAAAGATTGCAGCTTGTAGTAAATTGTCTTTGACTAGTACCATAATACCACCCATTGAATTCAATCCATTCATACCAATAGCCTTGATTGATTTTTCTTTTAAACATATCATCAGTTAAAAAGAAATAATCTTTACCGTCTATTTCACCTTCTCTAGGCGGTCGAGTAGTATAAGAAATTCCATACTGAAAACCTCGACCGCTAAGGATCTTTCTCATATGATCTTTTCCAGCAGCAGCCTTCCCTACTAAAATAACTTTATTCATTTATACCTTCCGATTTAGTTTCGTTAACTTCGAAGGTATCTTTTAGTCTTTCTAAACAATCCTCGGCTTCAGCCAATGATTTTGTCTGTTCAACCATTTCATCAATGATTTGTGGATGCTCTCCAATTCCTACTGGGTTAGTTAAATATACAGTAAGAGTTGCAATTGCCTTTTGTCTCTGTGCTTCAAACTGAGCCTTAAGGGCTTCATAAAGTGCGTTAGTATTTGTTGCCATAATTTAGTTTATTAAAAGTTGAGTGTGGTCGTAATTATTTTTAATTTGTTCGTTAAAGAATTTTCCTTGAGATTCAGCTTTACATAAGTTATCATAAACTTCTGGTTCTACATTATTGTATTCATAAAGAGCACCTGAATTAAATTCAATCTTAAGTGACTTGTTAGGAAAATTGTAAATGACTCTGTTTATCATTGAAGAGTCTACTGTTGAGTTTGATTCAATCATCATTTTTATCTATTTTTGTAATATTATAAAGTTCCTTTGCCTGTTTTATAGGTAATTGTTTAGTTTGAGCAATCCATTTCCACGCAAGTTCTTCTGTATCGGTTTGGCAACCTGACACATAAGTACCGTTCTTAGTCTCAAATTTAAATTTAGCCATAATATTGTTTATTTTTATATTGCTTTTTCTTAAAAGGTTTACTTAATTGCCTTCTTTAATATTTCCAAATCAGAAAGGTACATATCTTTAGGATCAGTACCTTCTATGATTTTCTTTTCAGCTTTCTTATCAGCTTCTTGTTTTAATAACTCATCAAACCTTTCTTTCGTTAAAGAATAGATAGGCATATTTAAAAGGTAATTATATGAACCGTCAACCTTATCAAATTTATTTGCTTCTAAATAAATTATAATAGATTTCTTAGGTGCATTGTTTACTGTTAGTTTTCCATCAATGATATCTTTTATAAATCTTGCCTTATTTGAAATGATAAGTAATTCTCTCTCAAGCTTTGCAATAAGATAAGCCTTTCTTTTATCATACCATGTTAATCGGACTTCTACAAAATGTTTAACAATTTCTTCTACTTTATTAAAAATCTTAAGTTCACCGTTTTCATCAATCGTTGTAAGGTTTTCAGTTTCTTGTGTATTAATTTTTAATAAAGCTTCAAGTTTATTTCTGCTAATGTAATCTTTGAGCACCGCTCTTTGAAACCTAAGTACATATTCTACTTTACCTGATGAATTATCCTCATAACCTGAAATGATTCTTTTTTCAGTTAGGTTATTTAGATGCTCTTCATATCTTTCATAAGTAAAACCTGGAGGTATTTCATTTACTTTAACTGTTGTGGTGTTTAGCACCTCATATAGCCCACTTATCTTCCATGTTTTAGGATTAACCGTATCTCTAGTAAAAGTGCCGCTAAACTCCTTTAACCACGGTGCTAATACTGGCATTCTCTTACCTTTAAGAACAGAGATACATGCATTAACAACATCTTTAGGATTTCTATTTAAAATATTTGTAGCAAAACCTACTGCAATACCGGAAGATCCGTTTAAGATTACTGTAGGTATGATAGGTAAGAAAAACTCAGGTTCAATTTTTTCCCCTTCTTCAATTTTATTTTCTAATAATTCAAAATCTTTATAAAGAAGTCTAAAGTTAGGATGTAACTTTCCACTGATATATCTAGGTGCACCAGCAGATGGAGATCTTAACGATCCAAATTGACCTATACCATCTAAAAGAGGTAATGAATTTTTAAACCCTTGTGCCATACCAACCATTGCAGATTCCAATGAAGTATTACCGTGATGGTAATATGCCTCAGCTGCTACACGACCAGCAAGTTGAAAAAGTTTCATTGGTTTTTCATTTCCACTTTTCCATATTTTATTAGCAATGTATACTACCTTTCTTTGTGTAGGTTTTAATCCGTCTATGCAACTAGGTATAGCTCTATTCTCTACAACATATTTTGCGTACTCAAGATATTCCTTATCAAAAAAATCTGTTACTGTTCTTTTACTCATATTTTAAAATAATGATTTATCACTTACTTTATAAATAAGATCCTCTCCTAAAATCTTTTTCTTTCTTGGTTCTGAATCTTTAGAGAACCATGTATCTAACGTATTATCAAAATCCTTATCTTTAGTCAATGTAAAGGTTCTAGGATTACTTATTATTTCTTGGTACTCTTCATTCTCTAATGCAGCAAGACCTTTCTTATATTCAATATTCCAAGATGATAATGATCTTTGTTTAGATTCCCATTCTTTATAATCTTCATCGGAGTAAAAACTTAATGTATCTTTACCTTTCTTAGCAACCATAAGAGGAGTTTCTACCTTTAGCACCCTACCCTGTTCAAATAACTCTGGCCAATATTTACCTAAGAAATTAATTAGCAAAGCAGATATAGAATTACCATCTACATCGGCATCAGTATACAATAATATTTTACCGTATCTTAAATCTTTAGGTTCATGACCTATCTTTAAACCTAATGCCGCCATAAGAGATTGTACTTCTTTATTTTGTACAACCTTAGAAGGAATAGATTCTCTTACATTTACAAATTTACCTCTAAGTGGAAATGCACCTTGCATATTAGGATTTCTATATTGCCTAAATGCAGAGGATGCAGAATCACCTTCAAAGATTGCAAGAGTACAGTTACTTCGATCACCTCTCTTTTTTGCATCAATTAGTTTTACAACCTTTTTCTTATCTAAACCTTTATTTAATTTCCTAAGCTTAGATCTTTCTTCAGCAGCTTTCTTTTGTTTAATCCAATCTAAAACTGATTGAATTATTTCTGAATTTAAAACTTGTCTTAATGTCTTATCGGAAAGTACATGAATACTACCAAAGTCTTTAGGTTCAGTAATAAGCTTCTCTTTAGTTTGAGATGAGAATGCAGGATTAATGATTGTACAATTAATAAAAAGATATAGATGATTTTTTAACTCGGAAGGTTTTACATCAACTCTATGCTTTCTTTTAATCTTATCTCTAAGGAATTGGGTAATCTGCCATGTAATGTTGTCTACATGTTTACCACCATCTTTCGTTTCAACAGAATTTACAAATGAGATAGCTTTAAACCCTGATGTAGAATGACCTATACCTATTTGCCAATTTTCTGATTGTTCATAGAATACTGGTGTGGTATACAATTCAGAATATTCCTTAAAGGATTTAAATGTAATAGGATCTCCGTTTAGCCAGATTTTTAATTTAGGATTACATGCAGCAATATCATAAAGCCTTTTTTCAATCATTTGAATTGAAGCTTTATCAATCTTACTCATACCAAATCTTTTAAAATCGGCAATGTATGAAATTTCAGTAAAGCCTTTCTTTTGTGGTTTTATGGCAGGTTTAGTTTTCTTTGCCATATTATTTGAAAAGGTTTGAGTAAATCTTTTCTTCTTATCACAAGTATCAATTGTAAATTCTTTACTAAATATATTTGTTAATGTACTACCTACACCATTAGTTCCTACGACAGTTCTCTCCTCGGTATCATCAAAATTACTACCTGTCTTTAAATTACTAAAAATCATTTCAGGCACCCATTCATTATACTTTTTATGAATTTCTACAGGAATACCACCGTTATCCCAAATTGATATTTTATTTGTATTAATATCAATATTAACTTTTACTTGATTAAGTTTAGGATTTCTTTTATGTTCATCAACTGAGTTAGATACAATCTCATCAAAGAGTTTTAAGAATCCTGGGTTATAGGTAATTTCTTTAGGTACCAATTTCCAACTTCTTCTATCTAAAAGATAAACTTCTTCTGTGTGTGGCTTAACAGAACCAATGTACATACCTGGTCTAAGTAATACATGTTCTGTATCTGTAAGTTTCTGATATTTCTTTTCAATGCTTACTGCCATTCTTTAGATTTATTTTTATATTGATAAATTCTCAAAGGTTTAATTACCTACCAAATTCACTTCTCAAAACTGAATTAAGATACTCACGGTAAATATTCATAATTACTGTATTGTTATTACTTACCCATTTATTATGAAAATTATTTATAAGCTGCTTAAGTGCTGGGTAATGTAAATTTTTATTATCTTCATGAGTTATAACTTGCTCTACCCATTTCATTTCATCTCTAATAAAAGATAGAGGAACTTTAGTGTCCATCCAATGCCATTCTTTTTTTATCATCTATTAAATATTTTATCTAAGATTGCTAATTTAATTTTATCTAATTTTGAAAAAGATTTAGGCATCCATAATTCTCTATCGTTTAGTTTATCATAAACTTTATAGAGAGGCCTATTTAAATAAAATAAATCTATATGATCTATGTGAAATTTCTTAACCGTTGTTTTATTAGGTAATCTAAAATAAAAAGCCAAAAGAGAATGATCATAGAAATTAGCCTTAAAATTTAAAAATCTGAAACCCCAAGACTCATGGTTATTGTGTAGGTCTATCTGGAGTAAATCAAAACTATAATTCCATTTATGAGTCCACCAACTTATTTTTTCTAATATACTATTCATCATCTTTACCTTTATGTTTTTTCTTTCTCCTATATTTTTTCTTATTTCTTACAGGTGTAGGTACACGAAGAGCATCATTCCATTCTTGTAAAGTTAATTTAACTTCTTTTAGTTTTTTGCCTTCGTTATCTTTTTCCATAATTTATTTAATCCACTCTTGGAATCCATGATTATAGGCATCAATTGGATCCATCTCTGGGGATTCATCCAAAAGCTTTTCAGCATACTGCTTTACCTCAGCTCTTAAGCCATAGGCCGATGCTTCTGTTAGAATTTCTTCAATGTGTTCTTCTTCCGTTATCATACGGTATGGTGTCGGTTCTTTCATATTATTTATGTAATGTTACAAATTCTCCGAAGTGTTTATCGAAAACTTCTAACAGGTTATCGTAATCCCCACCCATCATTTCTGCTGTGAGTTCTCCTCTTTCATCAGGTTGATAGTGAAGTTGCTTTGCTAATTTTTGAGCCAGACCAATTAATGAAAATGCATTACCATCTGGGCCGCTTAAGTCAACGTGGATCATTTCGGATCCAGGCATTGGTTTTGTTGTTATTGCCATTATCTACTTTTTAAAGATTCAATTTTTTCTGTTCCGGTATTAATCATTCTAAATACTTGGTTCCACTTACCTTCATCAGCGATCCACTCAATATCATGTGGTTTATGTTTCATTTGCCAGTTAGATAAAGCAAATCCACCACCTGACATTTTAAAATCACCTTCTGAATTTTTCTTAAACTTAAGGTAATGTACGTTATCACACATACAACTTACCGTTTTAATAATTACCTCTCTTGCATCTTTCTTTACTGTTAGCCTTGGAGGATTTTGTAGTAGTTCTTGATATTTAGACATATTCCGTGTTATTTAATTATATTATAAATATAATAAAAAAAATTGGGAATTGAAAATAAAATGAGATCTTTTTTCTAAAAGTTATTAACAATTTACAAAACAGGGTTTTCTGCTCTCATTTTCTCTAGGAGTTTTCTAGATATGATTTTTACTTCTTTTGAGAATTCACCTTTATCAATAATCCATTGAATGTATCTTGCATCTGTTTCATAAACTTCTTTAAACGGTTTACCTTTATTTTTACCGAAGTTAAATACAATTTCTCTCTTTCCGTTTATTTCAGCAAACTTATATTTACCGCTAAGGTCTACTTGATCCTTTCTTGATTCATTTACAACATCATCAATTTCTTTTGCTGTAGTTGGCATATCATAAAGTTCTTTTTGCTTTTGAAATATTTCCATTGTTGCACGAATATCAACATCGGCTCTATGAGCTCCTTCTAAATCTTTTCCTGTATATTTTTTATATGCAGTACTTAAATCTCGTCTTTCATATTTTGAATAAATTAAAAAGGGATCTACCACAGCTCTTTGGCGATGTGAGAATGCAATACCACTTCTCATAAATTCCTCTACGAGCATTGGTACATCAAAGTAAAGTGCGTTATAACCACCAAGATCACTATCACCAATAAAGTCTAAAACTTCTTTAGCTATTAAATCAAATTGAGGTGCATCTTTTAATTGCTCTGGTGTAATACCATGTTTATCCTGAGCTTCCTGTCTCATAACTGCATCAGGGCCGGGATTTACTAAAGACTGAAAAGAATCTATTTCATCTCCTTCGGCATTAGTTTTAATCATTGCAATTTCAATAATTCTATCATTACTTGGATTTACTCCTGTGGTTTCCAAGTCAAACCATACAATATTCTTTTCCATAAAAACTATACTATTTCTGTTAACTCTCTGTTAATTTTATATAGCTTAAACTTAAAAAGGTTTTAAGAAATTTAGAAATTAATCTTCTACTACGATTTTAATTGATTGAATAGATGCAGGTAATTGACCCATAGTAGATTGCAGCCTACCCATAGTAGCGTTCATTTTTTGAAGAGTTTTATTCATACCGTCTCCACCTTTCTTCTTATCATCTCCTCCGCCACCACCGAATGCATTACTGATAGCTCCACCAACGGCATCACCAATACTAGAACCTTGGCTACCTAAAATATCTCTTATCTCTTCTACTGCATCAGCTAATTGTGCATATGCTCTTCTATTACTTGATAAATCACCTGCTCCTTTAAATAGATTTGCAAAAGATTCTGCTTTCATGGAATCAATAGAATTTACAGCATTAGAGATTGATTGAATATCTGTTGCAGCCTTTGCTAATGAACCATCTTTTGCATAAGTAGATAATTCTGTTATAAACCCTTGCATATGATCTAAGTCAGTTCGGAACGTAGTGTCTTTATAATACTTAGCAAAAGTATCACCTATAGAAGTAAATATAGATTCAATACCTTGTGCTATTGCTCCAGGGTTTTCTAAATCTGCAAATGATTGTAAACCTGCAGCTATATCAGTCAATGCAGCACCAGCACCATCTACATTTTCAATACCTTTTTGAACTAAGTTTTCATCCCATGAGAAAAGCCAATTACCATCAGTCTCTTCCATTCCTCCAATTTTCATAAAGGCGCTACCTACAAATGATAATGCATTTTTAACTCCAGTAGCAAGTTTACCTTTTTTACTGAAGTCGACCGTTGCAGACATATCTGCAAATGTCTTTAATCCGTTTGCTATATTACTAAGTTCTGAACCGGCTCCTTTTACAGCGTCAATTCCTTTCTCTACAGTGTTTTCATCCCATGAAAATATAAACCACCCATCAGTCTCTTCCATTCCTCCAATCGCACTAAATGCGGTTGATACAAAAGATAGTGAATTACTTACAGCCTTTCCAAGTTTACCACCAGGACTGAAGTCAATGTCTTTTTCCACTAGCTCTTGGAATGTTTTTAACCCTGTTGCAATATTTGTTAATTCTTTACCTGCACCCTGAACTGCATCCACACCTTTTTCTACTAAATTCTCATCCCAACTAAATGGACCCCATCCATCTTGAACTTCCATTCCACCAATTGTAGCAAATGCTTTACTAACAAAACCTAAAGTATCCTTTACAGCTGTAGCTAAATAACCGTCAGATGCAAATGATTCAGAAGTTAATCCATATTCTATTTGTAAATCTAGGAATGATTTTAATCCAGTAGTTATATCAGTTAACGCATTACCTGATCCTCTAACTGCATCAATACCTTTCTCAACTAAGTTCTCATCCCAGCTAAATGGACCCCATCCATCTTGAACTTCCATTCCGCCAATTGTGGCAAATGCTTTACTTAAGAAACCTAATGTATCTGTAATTGCTACATTTAAAAAACCGTCCTCTTCAAAGGCTTTTGCATCTAATTTATATTTCTTTCTAAGATCCAAGAATGCAGCAAGACCATCAACTACAGATGAAAGTGCTTTACCAGAATCCATTACAGAATCAATACCTCTTTCAGTTGCATTAGGGCTAAAGGTATTTCCAAACACTGCACCAAATAAACCACCAGGGCTAGCAGGTTCTCCACCGGCTTGTGCGAATGCTCCACTAACAGATCCTAATGCAACAGCAAGATCTTCTGAATCTTCTTGTGTAAAGTCTATAGCTTTAAATTTAGTAAGACCTTTTGATAATTCTTGTAATGCTAAACCAGCAGCACCATACATTGCAGCGGCGGCAACACCGGCACCACTCTGTACAACTCTACTAAATACATTACCAATATTGGATAAGAAACCTGCCTCAGGATCAACTCCTGAAAATGCAGCTGCAACAGCACCTAATGTAAATGATAAGTCTTCGGCATCTTTTTGAGAATAGTCTACCTTTTTCATTGCAAGTAAACCTGGTGCCAATTCTTGTAATGCTAAACCGGCTGCTGCATATAAAGCAGGGCCTAATAGAGCAGTACCTGCAGTGGCAGCAACCGCTATTCCGGCTAATGCCATTATACCACCTACTGCTACGAGCACCAATGCCTGAACACCAACATCACCAAGAGTCATTCCTTTGGTTGATTCAGCAAAATCTTTATATCCCATAGAAAATACCATCATACCTAATCCGTTTGCCACCAGAGCCAAAGCACCCATTAAAATATTCTTTAATCCAAATTTACCAACTAAGGCAGCAGAAGCGCCAATTGCTAATATTGTAGCACCTTGGATAAGGACATCACCAATACTATTCCCTTTCGTAGCAAAAGATAACGCTAATACACCTAATGCAAAAGGTATTAATGCAACCCCTAAAATAAGAAGACCAAGAGATCCCTTTCTAATTCTTTTAGACATTTTCTTACCACCAATTAAAGCAACGGCACCACCAATTAATAAAAGAGTAGCAACCATTCCTATTAGTACCTGAGGAACTAATAAGATAAACATAGTACTAACTGCAAATAATGCTAACCCTATACCGAAAGATTTTATGGCATCGCCCATTCTATCTAAAGCCTTGGATCCTTTATTAATTCTTTTACTCATTGCTCCTAGTAAAGCCATTGCTCCACCCATTACAACAATTGAAGCTAATAGGAATGGCATAGCAAGCATACCAGGAATAAGTAAAAGTGCAGATAGTGCGAGTGCTTTAGAAAATTTAAGAATAGCGCCGCCCATTAAATCTAAAACTTCAATCCCTTCTTTAGCTTTTTTAGGATCCGAATTTGCTAAAGCCTCAAATGAGTCTTGAACAAACATAGTGAATTTAGTGATGGTCTTTTTAGGTACCAACATCCACAATAACATTCCTGTAGCTGTAGACTTAGCACCAACACCTAAAAGGTTTAAAGTTTCACCTGCAGTGGCAGCAGCTTTCTTATCAGGTTTAGATCTACTAAATAAACTTGAAAGGCCAGTACCACCTTGGGTGTTTTTCTCAATAAGCTGTAATAAAGTAGTTTGAGCTGATAATTGATCTACTATCGCTTGCTCCAAACCACCTCCACCAGATCCAGCAGTTTGCATCTCAATAAGAGCATCTAATTTTGCATTAGTCTGTTCCGCGGATTTCTCTATTTTAGTTAGAGGATCCATTAAATCTTTAAGAGTTACTGCAGCCATTCGGTATATTTATTTAGAACTTAGGCATGCTTATCTTAGGCATAGATGGTGTTTTGAAAGAACTCATCTGTTTGTTCATAGATTTAGACATGCTGTCCGTATTATATTTATCCGCATAGGATTGAGTATTCTGTTTCTCATCATCATTACGTTCTTTAAGTATCTCATTAAACATTTCTAATGTATACTCATACTCATAGTAAGGAAGCAAATCCAGCTCTGATGGCTGGAGATGCAACTTTTCTAACATAAGAACTCTTACTTTATAAAAGTTCAGATGAGATATCTTGAATAATAAAGAGAGCTTTGATCCCGCCGGGAAACGTGAGCGGAACGGCGACCTCCTCACCGCAACTTTCACATGGATATACAAACTGAGGTTTGACTCCAATTTTCGCTTTCTCAACTAATCTGTAGACTATTGAAAATTTACTAGCATCCCATCCTTGAAATGATGTTATTGCCGAAAAGATTTCTTTATCATTAAATCCTCTCCATTCTCTTTGTATATAAGGTAATATCTGTAAGGATGATTTATCCCAAGATTTATTTTCTTCTTCCCGTTTTCTTATCCAATCGGTAATGGCTCTCATAACACCTATAGTAGGAGGTGCAATAGTAAGCTCGCCATGACTTTTCGTAGGAACCGTAAAACATTTGTTTTGATGATCATAGTATTTTTCTATTAATTCATCTTGTTCATTAAATTGAAGATTACCTGTTCTAAGCTCCATTGACTCTTGTGATTTACATGTTCCAGCTTTACATTTCTTTTTTGTAACTGGCATCATCAGTTTATTTTCACCATCTTTAAATGTCAATTCCCTGATAGATAGGATTAGATATATTCTATCCTCTTCTAAAACGTCTCTATAAGATCCCCTTTGGTTACCATACATAATTTTTGTACAGTTCACTAGAAGTGAGTTTAGCTTTTCATCAACATCTAAAATATTTTCTTCATCTAATGTAGAGAACTCTCTAATTTCACCAACTCTTGCGGCTCTAATATGAATTTCAAAATCTTCTCTATAAAATTGACCACCTGATGGAAAGTTTGCTAAATCTAATTTAACATATCCTGTTAATGATTGTATTCTTTGTATTTCAGGATCATCTACTGAAGTTATACCAGATCCTCTTGTAGTATCTACTTTACCTAATTCAGTAATTTTACCTTCATCATTTGTTTTTACTTCAGCTGCAGTATCTACTATACCTTCAGCTGCCTCAAATTCTTTCTTAACGTTGTCTTCGTGACTACTCATAATTATTTAGTTTTTATTAATTGTTTTTCAGGTGCTGTTTCCTTTACAATATGCTCAACTATTAATTGTCTTACATACCTGGATACTGGCAACGGTTTCGTTTTATTTTCCATTGACTTTTGAATAATAATAGTATTTAAATTATCTTCGTCTTCTGGTGTTAAGAGTACTTGTAATTTTTTTGTAAGTCTCTTTTTCTGTGGAATTAATTCCTGTACGCTTTCGTTATATCCATATTTAGGATTATCGGCTTTATAATTTTTAATCCAATATTCTAGCCTTTCCATTATATGGCTTAATGATTCATCAGTATTAAAAGATTCTAAGGTAATCTTTTCAAAAGATCTTGTGCCAAAATCTTTAACTGCTCTTTTAATATATTTTCCTGCTCCTAAATTATTAGGGTTATCATTAACTGAATAACCTACATAAACTTTTCCATCTACTGTGTTTTCTACTTTAAAGATAGTCATATTTTAGATTATATAATTTATAATATATATTAGAGTGAAGATAAAAAAACTGGCCCTAGAGCCAGTTTTCTATAAAAAATATTAAGAGTTTATTATGCTCCTACGTTTTCTTCAACCCAGTGATCACAACGATAAGTCATTGTTAAATCAACTGCGTCTGGAGTTTCATAACTTAATTCATCTACAAAATCAGGTTGACCTGTAGGGAATACATCTTTACAAGTAATCTTTCTAAAAATATCACCTGCTCTGTTGTATTGTACAATGATCATACTTCCTACATAGTCTTTCTTTAATCCCATTTCACCAGTTAATGGATCATAGATTAATTTATACCAATTACGGAATGTATTGTAAATGTAATTTTCGTTAGCTTCATTTAGGTTAAGACTAAAGTTAACAGTCAGATCCATAAATGTTTGACCTGGCATACTTGCAAATGAACGGTCAGCAAATTTGTATTTCTGTCCGATTGCATCTACAGAAGGGTTTAAGTTATTTAAACCTCCAATAGTTTTAACTTGCTCTAAGATTAAACCCGTATCATCCCCTAGTGGTGAAAATACTGTCACCTCAAAAAGGTTAGGCTGAACTGGTTCGTACCTTTGGCTACTGGCCCTTGATTGGGTATAATGTGGTAGTGGCATAGTTTATTTTATTTTTTTTATATATTCTCTTTTAGTTTCTTCTTATTGGAAGTTTCCTGAACTAATAGCTCCTGTTTTCAAAATAGTAGTTCTCTGTACGAGAATTTCCATTCCTCTTACTGGTTCAATGTATGTATCTAAGATACCAACATTTTGATCAATAACTTCTGGTGTGTTATTAGTTTCATCCATTACATTTTTGTAATCATAAACACCATCATCATTTTGAACCGTTGCTAAGAAGTTATCAGCAAGTGTTTTAATTTCCAATCTAGTTTGAGCTGTATTGAATTCAAACAGATAGTTTTTCAGAATTGCTTCTATTCCATCTTGGATATAAATTACAACCTCTCTACAGTTAATGGAACTTAAAGCAGATTTTGTAGTCTGCTGTGCAGTTTTATTTGCAAAGATTGTTGGCCCAGTTCCACTTTGGAATACAATTGGATTCAATCCAAATGGTTCTAAGTATTCTCTGTCTTCTTTTCCAAGATTGATTTCCAATCCTACAACTCCTGTTCCACCTACAACACCTCTACGAACTCCGGCAACTAATGACCACGGTAAAGCGTTTTCATATTTTGCGATAAAGTTATTTGAAACATATGCAGCTGGTACAACATTTATATTTCTACCTAAATCCCTAACAGTAATGAAAGGATAATAGAATGCTCCCCAACTCGCACCTTGTGTTTGAGAAGGTAATGAGTATCTAATAGTAGGATTTAATGCAAGATCACCACCAGTAGAAATAAATCTAGATGATAAACTTCCAGTTAGATCTTTAAATGATGGATTCGGATTATCCTTAAAGTCCTTAGCAGATGGAGCATTTAATATTGCAAAAGCATTCTTTCTAGTAGAAGCCAATATTGTATAGATCGCTTTAGATCCGCTTTCAATACCGTTTCCGAATGTATCTACAATATATCTAAAGTTAATTACATCTCTATCAGTTAATGCCTTAAATAAATTAGTTCCATTTAAAGTACCGTTAAGTATTTCAACTTGTCTATCATTAGTTCCGTTAGGTACATGATTAGAAGTTAATTTAAAACCATCTAATGTAAATACATTTAAGTAATCAACCCATTTATCAATAGGATAGTATAATTCTACTTTAACAATACCTGCAGCGGTTGTTGTTGCAATTTCACTTTGGCAAGTTACTAACAACGCAGTCTTACCTACAGGAATGGTACTAAATTCGGCATTAGTTAATCCACCTTGTACAACATTTATTCTTGTTAACCTTGAATGTGGAGTATTAGCATCACCTTCAAAATGTACTAAGTAATTTCCTACAACCACATCAGCAGCATCAGGATTATCAGATACAATTAATACTTGGTTAGGTTTTAATGTTGGTTCAGTTAATGAATTTGAAATAATATCTATAGAAACATTATTTGCACCTTTTAATGTTTGAATTCCAAATATACCATTAGCATATGCAACACCATCAGAATTTAAGAATATTGAATTTGCACCTAAATTAAATTCGCTATGTGGAGTTACATTATTAAATGCATCCTCTTCATAAGGTGTTACTGCAACGGATGGTAAATAATAATTAGAATCCGATATAGGAATAATTGTTCCAGGTGCCGTTGGGTTAGCAGTATGAATAGCCGGATAGTTAAGAGCATTAAACACTAAGAATGAAGTTTTCTGAGTTCCAAATGAATCTACAAAAACAGCTTCATCGCCATCAGTAAGAGTACCGTTTGAAAATTGGCTATATAGTGCCGAACCGTAACCACCTATAATATTTGAGCTTGCAGTATCATTCACAGGAACCTGATCAGTTACAAAACCAAAATCAGATTCATTAATATATTGATAAGTAATAGACCCTGATACCTCAAAATCAGCAGAAGTAATTCCACCTTCACCTGATAATACTATTGTTACTGTATTACCAACAACTTGTGATGATATTACAGGAACGAAGGAAGCTCCAGATTGTGTTAGGATATAAGTACCTACTGCGGTTGAACTATTTGCAGTGAAAGTAGAAAATGCATCAAATAATGATTCTCCTGTATTACCTTGAACTTGTATCTGAACATCACCTGAAGTTAAATCAACTACATTAACTAATTCTGCGGTTTGTGTTACTGAGGTTGCGGCAGTACCTGCACCTGCATAACTTAAATCGGATACTATAGATCCACTGTATGATAAAAATCTAACATCATCTTGGATTGCAGTAGCTTGTGTATATTCAAGGTTATGTCCTATCAAATCAATACCACCAGCAACACCGTCAATTAAAGTATCACCATCAAATAAATCTTCATTCACAGCGACAAATAAACCAGTAGATGCAGTGTCAGCATTTACAACTTTTTCTACAAAAAGATTATTTCCTAGTAAGTCTGTAAAGTTAGGAATAAGTGATGCAGTGTAAGTTGCAATTACATCAACTTCTGATTCATTAAAGAATTCAGCAATTTTTGTATCACTGTCATCAGAATCAAATAATCTTCTCTTTAATCCTTGTACCTTATCAAAATAAGTTTGGAATATTGGATCTGCAGCAAACCTTTCATAAGGAGTGGCAGTACCAAACTCACCACCGAAGTTTCCATCAATTACAAATATATCTACTAAAAAGTCAGATACTAAACTGTCTTTGTTTAAGAAACCTGGTACATTAGCAGCTCCATACCATTCTTCAACTGTTACGTTAAATCCTGTTGAATTAGCAGCTGATGCCTTTCTTACAATAACCGATAAAGGATTTTGTCCTAAATTTACCATATCTAATATATCATTAGTAGTCGTAGAACTAAAATCTAATTTATTAGCTCCTACGTTATCTAGGAATGCATCTGAATCAGGATAAAAGAATTTATCTCTGTTATAAAATTTTTCATATTCACCTAAGGCACCTTCGTTATCCTGAACTTCAGGAGTTGCTGCTGTGCCAAATTTAATATAGTCTACCTTATCGGCAGCCGTTAAGTTTAATAAGTTAAGTGCAAGAATTGGTCCTCTTTCCAATGCTGCTAAACAGCTTCTGTGGAAAAATGAATCCTTTCTTTCTAAGTTTCTGTCAATATCACCATATACTTGTTTAAAGAATGCGGTGTCAGGTACAAATACCGGGGTATTGAAAGGACCTGTTTTAGAGAAACCGACAATTAACCTTGTCTGATTAGCAGGGATACTAACTACTTGAGATTTATCAAATTCAAATCTGTAAGTTCCTGCTGCTTTAATCGAAGCGATTTTCGGATCTAGTGCCATCTTATATTATTTTTTTTATTTGCTTTTTTTATATATCCAACAACTTGTAACTTTTTATACCAAGTCGTATATGTCAAAGTTCAGTTGCCCACCTTTTGCATCTTGTTCTAAGATAGCATCAATTTTATCTTGGATGTGCTGTTCTGCAACATCATGGATCTCTTCAGCAAAATCGGAAAAATCTAATGTAAAGAAGAATTCAGAACTATTTATACATGTCATTATTAAATCATCATGACCTAATTGACCGGCATATGTTCCATTAGGTAATTTACCAAATGTAGCTGCTTCATATACAGTTTGCTTATCCTTTATAATTATTTTATTCTGTGTTATGTATTTTTTAAAGTTTTGGCAAAATATAGGCTTATTATCTTTTTTCACCTTTAGCCCAAATTGTTTAGTCCTTGCATCTATACGGTGTTTAAATTTAACAACTGATTCTTCATCAAAATCATTTCTTTGTGGAAATACCGTTTCCAGTCTTTTGATTAGTTCACCACCAAATAAATTCCATTCTATAATTAATTTTACATTCTCTGAATAAAAAACATCATAAGCTAAAATATAAAGAGATTTTGCAAATTCTTCAATAGTATGTTCGTTACTTCTAAATCTACCAACCTGTCTGATTCTATAAAAATCAATAAAGCTACCTGGTGAAGTTACCTTTTTCCAATCAGCTTCATCCATAAGTTCTATTTTGAAAATATTTATAATAGAATAGTCACCACCTGTACCTTCAGCTATATCAACTGAAAAACACCAGTAATTTTCATCCTCTTCACAGTCATCTAAATTAAATTCAGGATCCCATAATAAACCAGAGTATTCTACTTGCTCATCTTCAAACGCAATCATTTCACGATGAACAAATTCTGTTTCGTTTCCTTTTAATTTCTTAAGACTATCAGGTCCTAATAATAATGATGAACCTGCAATAAATTGATTTCCATATTGTCTATTGAATGCTTCGTCGCTACCTAAGTTAGCAACTTCTTGCTTCATCCAAGCATCGTCTCTTCCTGGTACATCCCACCAGTCAACTCTAAAGGGTGTATATTCACTTAAGCCTTTATCGGCAGCAGTATATATGTCATAAAATTTATTAAAGCCATTAGGTGTACTTGTTATGATAACTTTAGAGTTTGTAGATGCGGATACAGTTGGATACACGTTTTCATAAAAGGTATCAACAAAATTTGCAGGGATATGCGCAAACTCATCCATGAATAATAAATGAATAGTAAAACCGATTGCTGCTTTCTTTGTTGTTGTTTGGCCAATTATTCTACATCCATTATCAAACTTAGAATTAAATACATCCCATTTAAGTGTACCGGGTTTTAAAAAGAAAGGTAAATGTTCTAATATAGTTTTACCTTTGTCAATAATCTCCCTAGTCGTTGCACCTTTATTTGAAAGTATTAAAGAATTTTTATCAAAATTAAATAATGAATACCAGGCAATAAAAATAGATGAGCATATAGTTTTACCTACTTGCCTAGATGCTAAACATACATTAAATCTTTCTGCTTGAAATTGCCTTAACATTTCTTCTTGATAAGGTCTTAAATTAATTGTCTGTAAACCATGATCAGTCATTACAGTACAATAAGTATTAGCAAAGTATACAATATCCTTTGCACATTTTTTAATTTCCTTTATTTCATTTGAGGTATAATTAAAAACAATGTTACCTTTTCTTAGATTAGGATTACCTTCATAGAATGGAGTAGATGCCGGTTTATAACCTTCTTCTATTGCAAACATTAATTGTTCTACACTTTCACTTGACCATGAAAATGCTTGCTTGGCTTTACCAACATTAAATTCAAATCCTGCACTAGGCGCTTGTGGTTTCTGTGGCATCTTCTTTAATAACAGCAAGAATATGATTTATATGAACAATTTCAAACTTATTACCGTCTGATGTATATTCAGTACCCTTGCCTATTGTTTTTATTATTTTATCACCTTTTTTTACTTCAAGGCCATCGGCTGCTTCAATAACTAAAGCAACTCGGTTATATTTTTCTACAGGAATAATTAATCCGCTTTCAGTTTTTCTCTCAGTTTGTTCAATCTCCTGTGTAAGAATATAACTATTCTTCATTTTCATCGCTATCGACATCTTGTATATCTTCTTCGTTAATAGTTTCTTGTAATGCTCTCATTAAATCTTTTGTACCTCTAGATTTAACTCCACTTTGTTTTTTGTTATTGCTACCTTCAGAGCTTCCATGATAAACATCTATATCCCTGGAAGTCTTTTTAGCATTTTCTTCAATAGCTACCATATACATGGTTTGGCTTTTAATAATATCCAACAAAGTTCTTTGTAAATCACTAAGTACTTCAAACATTCTTGGTGAAACATCACCTTCATTAATTGTGTCCATTAATGTAGAAATAGCAATTTCACTATTCTCCATTTGTCGGATTAACATTCCTAATGCATATTCATCTAATTGAGCTTTAGCCTGAATATATTCATGTTCTAGAATAATTTCTTCACTTAAATAAAATTTAAGTAAACTACTCATTACCTTTTTTGCTTTACCTTTTGCTTTTGTTAATGCAACGGCTTGAGTACTTTCTTGTCTTACTTTTGGTAATTCAGGGGTATTTTCTAAACCAGGAACTTCATCAGGTAATTCACTAAGTAAATCACCAATACTATCTCTAAATCTTTCCTTTGAGTTATCTTCCATTAATAAGTTATTTGTAATATATATTCTAGGTTACCTGGCATCCGTTACATCCTGTAACATTAACTGCGGAGATGCATTATCCAACAATAGAGTTAAATGAGTATCCTTTACTACATATTGACTAAGTATGAGAGATTGTAATTCTTCTTCTATAGGCTTTTTCCAAATACGGATATTTGTTAAATCAGTTTGGCATCCTAACAACTTCCACATATTATTATCTACTACACTTATTGGCGTATAGGATTTAGTTTCATTAAAGATTAAATTCAATGTAGATGTTAATTCAGGGTTGACAGAACCTGATACTTCTGGGGTATTATAAACAAATAGACCTAATTGCCTTGCAGTAGAATTTAAATTAATTACAATTGCATACCACTCATCTTTTAAGAATGACTGTGTGATTTTCCATTTATAATAAGTATCATTAATTTTCATAATAAACCAATTAGGAGTATATGTAAAAGATACAAATTGTGTTGGCGGTAGTAAGTCATTTTCGTATATCATAAAATTATTACTCACTTCTTTATTAAAACTAGGTGAACCTGTTGTAAGAATATCATCTGTGTAATTTTCATCTATGACAATAGAATCACCTATGACTTCAATAACTTTTGCTATTCCATTATATGATTGTGTGCCTCTGATTGTTATCCAATCACCTACTGATATTGCATTACCAAATGTAGGTAAAGCTCCAGTATTAAATTGTACCTTTCCTCCTTTATTAACAATTGATAAAATAAGTACATTTTTTCCTATAGGATTATTATACTGTGGTCTTATCCAAAATGTGAATGCTCTATCATCTTCTTTATCCCATCCACCTTCATATTGATATTTTATAGATTCATTGCCGTTTTTAATTGAACTTAACTTATAATGATATTTAGAAATAATAGTCCATTGATTATAAACGTTCTCTTCTTTAATTGTTAATCTTTTATCTAAAGATCTTCTAACATAATCATTACATAAACTTCCTATAGTATTATACTGATTATTTTTACGGACATCTCTATATTCATTTTCTCTTTCTACTCTAAATTTAGTTTCCACATCAGAAATTAAAGCTTGTGTATCTGTTTCAGCCTTTATACCTTCGTTTGTATTTTCATACCCAACGGCGGTTCTTTGTTGATAAGGTACTAAACTAACTCTCCAATAAGAACCTGCATAAAGAAAATCATCGGCTTCAGCAATTGCATCCACTTCATACATTCTATTCATATAATCTTTAAAATATAAATAGTCTCTCATTTCAGGCTTTGCACCTAAACCAAATACTGCTTCAAATGCAGATTTTACAATATGAACTTCAAACTGAACAGGAAAATCCATCATCATAGGATTAAATTGAATCTCCCTTGTAGGTAACTCATTATCAGGAATAAGTATTTTTACTTCAGCTTCTTTTATAACATCAAATAAAGAATATTCTTTAAGTATAACATCACGGCTTCTTTGGTCTGCTTTTGTTTTAAAATAATCTACACAAAAACCAAATAAGTTAGAAGTAACAGCAGATAATTGATTATACATCGATGATGCTCTAGATAAATCGTATGGATTCCACCCTTGAACACAGCAATCAACAACTAAGTTAGGAGTACCTACACAACCTTCAGAACCACACTCAACCTGCGGTACTCTACATATAACACCACCATCTGTTACTAACTCTAAAGCGATGGATTCAAATTCTAGTGTACCATCACCTACTTGTTCATATCTATATTGAACCCAAAATGGTTTATTTGGGTTTAATAATAAAGCTTCTAGATTCACATTAGAAAGTGCTATATAATCCGAATATGTCACACCATCAGTTCCCCATCTAAATTGTTTATTATAATAGGTACCTGTATTTTCACCTTTAGTAACATCTGTATATCCTAATACTTCTACCACATTTTCATAAGGTGATTGTAGACTTATTAAAATAGCATCCCCGTTAGCATCGGTTGTTCTTCCGTTAACTGCCATTAATTATGAATTTATTTGTTGATCCTTCTCTCCACCAATTTTCTTTGCCCATATTTTATCAGCTGATGCCAATCCTAAACCACCAATACAAATTGCAGCAACTGCATTAACTATAGATGATTCTACTGGGTGCTCGGTATAAAGATTAATAAATAAAGCTGCGCATAAAGAAAGACCTGCAACTATTCCAATAAATCTTTTTGATGAAGGTGTACCCTTTTCGTCTCTTAAAAGACCAGTGACCCAATTAATTATCTTTTTCATATACAAACATTATTTGTTTATATATTCCATCAATAAGGTGTATAGTCAGTTTTTACAATAAGTATTGGATCGTCTTCTTCTAATTTAGGATCAATGTAATCTACTATCTTAAAAGAATTTAATTTTCCTTCAATTTCCATTGATGCTAAAATATCTAAAATTGCGGTAGCCTTCATATAAAAATAAGGCTTTCGGTTTAAATACTTATTTTCTAAAATATTAAAATCAATTAAAGTTTTATTAAATAGATCTAATTCTTTTCTTTCTAATAATTTTGTTAAATCAAAAATGCCTTCTAAAATATTAAAATGAAAACTAAGAATAGGTAAACCGGATTCATTTTTTATAAGCCTACTATATTTCTTATCATCATTTACTTTTATACTTAGAAATTCTAAATTAGGTAATCTGTTAAAAATAGAACATAAAAAATAAACAGAATTAGGTTTAACTGAAGGGTTAGGCATATAGCCTAAAGATTCTGCTTTTTGTATTTCACTTCTGATTCTTTTACTAGTTTTAATAGCATTCATAAAAGAATCTTTTTTAACTACATATTCCCCTTCTATCTGAGAAACATTTTTACATTCCTTCTTTACCCTACTTATAATGATACTATCAAAATAGTCGTACTTAAATAAAGTAAAAGAAATATGATTAGGTATTCCTAATTCAAAAGCATTATCAATTAACATCATTACCCATTTGTTTTTCTAGTATATCTATCGAGGATTGAACTAGTGATGGGTTATGTTTTAGAGCTTCTTTATATTCTCTTTCTCCTATTTCATTAAATTTCATATAAAGTTCTAAAGCCTTTGGGTTTGGGTTCCACTCCTTAGCCTTTTGCTTTGCAGATTTTTTTACTTTAGTGTAAATAAAACCTGGTACTCTATTAAATTTAGATGAAACTAAACGCCATGCTTCTGCTTGGCCAACAGGATCTATTTTAAGAGAATTAAAAAGATTTGCCTGTATAGGAAATTTAATACTCATAAATCTATTTGTCATAAATGAATTTTTAGATTTATCATAATTAGTAACCTTATCCCAGTGTTCATCCTTACCGAAAAGAACTTTTATATAATCAAATAATTTCATTGAGTTATTTTATATTTATATGAAGAAGTGGATAGATTGTTTAAAAAATCTTATCTTGTTTTTTAGAGCCTTTAATAAATGACATATCATTAGAATCATCAGATTCATCATCTTTAAAAAATGATGATTTAAAAGAACTATCAGTTTCTTTTGCATATTCAGTTCCTTCTAAAATTGATTTCATAGTAGAGATCTCTTTTAGTTGTAAACCTTTAAGATTCATTTTAGATTCTACAGATTTAAACATTTCGTCTAGGATACCTTCTGGTATAGATTCAGCAGCAAGAACCATCAGATTAACATTAGATTTAAGATTAGAAATAATCTGTTCTCTGCTCATATGTTTTGCATTCATAACTCTTACAGTCATATTTGCCAAATCAGTAATGTATTCATCATTATAAAGATACATATGAGATAAGTGACCATGTTTTTCTTTGAACTCTGCAATAATAGCAGTTGCCTTTTTCTCGCTGATACCGTACCTACGCTTTTTGGAAGTATAGTAATATGCAGGTGGCACATTATCACCAGCATCACCAGTAAGAACTTTACGGAAACGGAAGTCTTCAGGATCAACTTCTATAATTGAAACCTTTTTCTTTGCGACTAATGCCTTAAGTAATTTTTTAGCCTGATTCTCTGGAGAAACGGATGTTTTAAGTACATCAAATATATTATCAGATGATTCTTCTTCGGTTTGAGAATCCATCCATTCAGAAAAACCTTGGTATGTATATAATTTTTTATGAGCCGGTGAAAATAAGATAGTATGAGTACTATTATTTTTACTCTTATCTACTAATTGAACTAAGTCTCTATCACCAGTAAACATAATTACTGATTTGTCATTGGCAAGAGATTCAGTATTCCATGCATACATAAGGTCATCACCTTCTGCACCATCAATTTTTGAAATAATGACACCTTGCTTAGATAAGATAGAAATAAAATCAGATGTAGCCTTTGAGAAATTATCCCAATTAATATTACTGTCTTGTTTACGATTACCTTTATAATCGGCTTCTGGGTAGAAGTCTTTTCTCCATGATCTTGAATCTACTGTCCAAACAACCTTATCAATAAGGCCTTCAAATAATCGGATCTGATATGCAAAATCAGTTGCCAATTTTTTAACGAATGCCTGAACATCTTCTTCTGTACCTAATAGGCCTTTCTTTTTAGATCTACTAGGAATTACATATAAGGTTCTAAACAGAAAATAGTTGCCATCTATAACGAATGTATGTCTGCCTGTTTTCTTCATATTATGTGTTATTTAAATTAAATATAACAAAGATTAAAGAACTCTGAAAGTTTTTTCTATGATATATTCTTCTATTTGTTTTCCATCCCATCCTTCATTAAGAAGTCTGTTATATTCGTGGACTGCTGCACCTAATTCCATGTAATTAGGAAATGCCTTAATTAATTTTTTTAAGAATTCTTCGCTCATGCTCCGTTGACTATTGTTTGCAGTTCATAAATACAAGCAAGCATTGATACTGCAGGATCAATTACCTGTTGCCTTTGTGATTGATATTTTGCAACCGTTACAATTATTTGTGGAATAAATTGGATATATGATTGCCTATCTTGTTTTATAAAATCTATAAATTCTGCACCTAGTGAAGATAAAACATCATCAGTTCTATTTGCATAATTTGATAACATATATTGATAATTCTTTACAGGATCTTCTCCATCAATGACAAGATCATAAATATCTTTATAAACCGAACTGAATTGTTTAATGTTTTCAACTGTTATAGTTTCAACACCTTGGGATTTAAATCCTTGTAACTGATTTAACATATTTCTTAAATCAGGAAATTTTCTTTTTACTAATTCTACTGCTGCGTGTTTATCAATACCAATACCTTCTTCTTTACATATCTGTAGAATCCTCATAATGTAACTTTTCATTATTTCGGTTTCTTCTTCTTTGGAAAAATCAAAATCAATCATTTCAAATCTTGATTGAATTGGATCTGGTACTTTATTAATATAATTACATGTTGCAATAAATCTTGCGTTTATAGCAAACTGATCCATAGTAGCTCTTAATGCTTTAAAGAATTGATCAGATACACCATCAATCTCATCAAGAATAATAACTTTCATTTTTCCTGGTTCATCCATTATTGAACGATTAGCACAAAAGTCAGTAATTCTATTTCTTACAATATCAACTGAAGTATCAGTTGAAGCATTAATGTATAAATAAGGGTGCTTAAAATGTTTTACCAATGCCTTTGCTGCTGACGTCTTTCCAGTTCCTGGACTACCGTGCAATAACAAATGTTGATAAACTCCTTTATTTAATTTCTCACCTACTCTTTTAGGTGTTATTAAATCATTTAATGATTGTGGTCTGTACTTTTCAGTTAGAAGTACATTTTGAATATTCTTCATATATTGAGTTAGATTTATTTTTATATGTAAAAATAGGAGATGGTTTCAACGAAATAAATAAAAAAAATCTATAGATGAGAAGAAGTAGGGTAATAAGAAAGATTAGTAAAATAACTGTACCAACTGAAACAACTAAAAGTAGAATACAGAAGGTAGGAAGAACCCACAAAACAGTTTCTGTTAAAAGGGTTAATAATCCAGTAAAAATCAACAAATCATCTAAAACAATAGAACATACAAAACACCATAATTATGGTAAAGTGAATCCTATATGGAAAGGTGAAACTGTATATCTTATAGGAGGTGGGCCGTCATTAAGAGGGTTTGAGTGGAATAAGCTTAAAGGGAAAAAGACTATAGCAATTAATAAAGCAGTAGAATTTTATCCTAATGCTGATGTACTATATTGGACTGATGGTAGAGTATATACTTGGTTAAAAAAAGATATAGATTTATTTAAAGGTTTAAAATATACTCTAAGACCTAATAGTAAAAATAATATAACTACATTAAAGAGAGGTAAAAAAATAGGGATAGATTGGTCATCAGATTCGTTGGCCCATAATAATAACAGCGGAGGTGCAGCTATAAATTTAGCAATTCATTTAGGTGCTAAGAGAATTATATTATTAGGATATGATTTAGGCAATAATGGAAAAGATAGTCATTTTCATAATGGATATCCTGTAAATTCTACTGGAGAGAATATTTATAAAAATCAATTTATGCCAGCATTTGAAGCAATAGCTGCAGATATTAAAGGTAAAGGAATACAAATATTTAATGCATGCCCTAAAAGTAAATTAAATACATTTAAAAAAATAACAGTTGAAGAATCATTATCCTTTAGATGATCGGCGTACATAAGTCATAAACTCCCTCTGTTCACCTTTCAATAACGATTTACAGTGTTTTAAAAATCTAACAGATGAATCTATTATTCTTTGATCAACCCTTTTATTCCGGGAGTTATGAGCCTCTGAACATTTTTTACAAACAAAGTTTTCAATTTTTTTGGAATCCATTCTTGATTTTATTTCAACTTTACATACTGCACAATTCCAATCTATAATATCCGAGTCTTTTTCTAATTCTTTAACATTTGTAAAAGTTTCTCTAAAAGGATTCCAAAGTATACGATTAGGATTTTTTTCATGTTCATTCATATCCTCAACCTTAAAGATAACCTCAAATGCTTGTGTATCAGAATCTAACCATTTCATATGATTATTTTCTAATAAAAGTTTTTGCTTCAAAGGAGGCAGATTCTCTAATAGAATTCCATGCCTCCTTTTATACCATCCAAAGTTTATCTTACGAACTTTATACATTATTCATTAACCTTCTAAACTTTTCAGAAACAGATTCTTCAAGTGGTTGAAATGATTCTCCTGTAGGTTTAGATAGTGCAGCCAATTTCTTTTTAGCATCAGCTTCCTTTTTCTTAAGTTCAGCAATATCTTCTTTACTATCTTCAATTGCCTTTTGTAATTTTTGAACCTGTTCTTCAGAACCTCTACCAGTTTTTAGATCTCGTTTAGCTTGTTCTAAATCTTTAGTAGCTTTATTCATTGTAGTTCTTTCAGCTTCTATGTTATCATTAAAGGCTTTAATATCAGCTTCTAATTTTGCACCTGGATCATCTTTACCTGTTTCAGTTTCAGTTTCGGTCTCTGTTTCAGTTTCAGTATTACCGTCTGGATCAAGTGCATTTATCTTTTTCATTATTTCTCCGATGTCATCACCTAACCCCTGAAACAATTCATCATTACCATCTAACTTAGCTTTTTTCTGTTGAGCTTGTTTAAATTTAATTTCTGCTTGTAGTTTGGCCTTTTCATCTTCACCATCTTTTACTTTATCATATGCAGCTTTAGCCTTTTCAATCTCAGTCTCAACAGCTTTCTTTTCCTTTTCGGCTTTTTCTTTATCTAACTTTTCTTTTTCAGCTTTAGCAGCAGCTTCATCTTCTCCTGGTAATTTAACTTCCTTTTTATCATCTCCTTCAGATTCATAATCCTTTAATGCTTGTTGAGCATCTGATGCTTTACCTGCTAATTTTTTAATTCTAATCTTAAGTTGTTTTGATTCTTCACCATCTGCCGCCTTCAGCGCAGTTTCTGCTGCTGCTAGGTTTGATTTTGTAGTTGCAATAGTTACTACTTGTTTAAGTGGATCGGTTGTAGCTAGATCTTTCATTCTTTGACTAACTGCAGATGCTTTATCTTTTAACGCTTGATTCTTAGCTTTGTTTGCAGCATCTAAAACCTCCTTTTGCTTAGGGTCTATTTTACCTGCAGACTTTTCTTTCTTTTTAGCATGATCAACATTATTTAAAGCTATTTGAACTTTAGTTTGTTGATACTTCTTAGCATTATTTTTAATCTTCTTATACTTAATAGGATTACTCATAATACCTTTAATATCGGTAATACCTTCATCTACATTACTTTTCTCTGTAATAAACTCATTGTATGATTTTACTCTTTTCATAGTTAGTTTTAATTTTATTATATATTAGAGTTTTAAAACAAAAAAGGTCCGCCTTTCGGCGAACCTTTCTTAAAGTCATATACCTAAATAGGATTAGATAATTGATACACCAGTACCAAAGTTGAATCCTAATGTGTAGTACATAGTTTCTGGGTGGAATCCAGCGTCTACTAAAGCGAATCTAGATTTAACCGCGATTTTAGGAGCCATAGTTCCTTCTGCGATTGTTTCAACAGATTCAGCCATTAAGTAAGGCATGAATACTAAACCAGGAGAGTTACCATCACCTTTTCTACCTACTGCAACTCTGTAGTCAGTCCAAGCCATGTTTGGATCAACATAAATAGTTACACCAGCCAAAGCACCGATTGGATATAAAGATCCACCAGCTTGGTTGATTGTATTTGATAGTGGGTAAGGTACGAAACCTGCGATATCCTGAAGTGCCGTAGCAATTTCTCCAGAACATACTGCGAAAGTAGCAGGACCTCTTCTTCCTCTTGTTGCGATCAAGTTAGATGCAGCAAGAATTTTAGTATACAGTCTTCTCTGTAATGAACCTTGAGTTTCACCACCTGCACCAACTAAAGTATCAGCAGTTGTTAAACTAATGTTCGTGTTACTAGCATTACCAGCACCTAATGAAATAGCAGTAGTTGCAGGGGCAGTAGATACAAATGAAGCAGATAAGTTTAATCCGTCAACAGAATTTACATTACTTGCATTTTGAGCTCCATTTCTGAAGATTCTATCCAAGATGTATTTGTTAATAGATTGAGTTAACTCATTTACTAATACAGCTTCTACTTGAGCAACAGCATCAATTCCAAATTGCTTAAGGTCTTGAACTTGTTCTCTAGTCACGGCAGCAGCAACTTGGTAAGTTTTAGCAGCAACAGACTTGTTGAATAAGCTTAATCCCATAATGTTATCTGGAGTAGCTTCACCTTCACCTCTTTGGTAAGGATCAACACCAGCAATTGACTCAACTAAAGGAGTAGGAGCAGGGTTGTTAGCTTCAAACGCATTACCAGAGAAACCAGTAATATGATCTTCTAAAGCTTTAACATACTCAGGTCCTTCAGCAAAAGTACCGATTGATGTAGCTACTGGATCATCAGAATATAAATCTGTTGGAGCAGAACCACCTACGATAGCTTCGTAAATTGCTTCATAACCTTCTTCACCTTGAGCAAAAGCTCCAGTACCATCTGTAGCTCTACCTCTTACACGGAAGATTGGGAAACCGTCGATTCTAGACTTACCAACATATGTTAATTCATATGCAGCATTAGTACCAGTACCAACATAGTATTTAGTATCTACAACAAACGCTTGACCTGATGCCAAGTTAGTATCTACTTTAATTAATAGAGGAGCAGAATCGGTAACTTTACCACCAGCATCTGTTACTCTACCTCCACCATATACAAAGTCTAGGTAAGTAAGAACTCCCATTGGGCCTTGCATTGGTACTACAGGAACTAAGTCTAAACCTACAGTCTGAGCAGCAACCTGCATAGCAAGTGGAAGCAAAGAAAATGGTCTATCACCAGATCCAGTATTTTGTCCTTGGAATGCATTCATGGTAGTTGGGTCAGCTGGAAAAGCCGGCGCATTCATACCTTGAACATTCATATTAGGATTTAAGTGTACAGTATTATATACACTCTCATTAAGGTTATGGTAGTGACAGTACTTAGACATCCAAGATAACTTAGACTTTTCAGTAATACCAGTAGCCTCCTCAATGATAGGGCCCCAGGTCTTTTGAACCTCAGCCTCGTTGATTAATTGATTTGCGTACATTTTATTTTGTATTTTTTTCGCATTTTGGAATTTTTCAATTCCGGTTTTTTAATCGCCTCGGTCCTTTTCTTCTTGACCATTCGATTAATATCTTTTAGATTAAACAATTATCTATTTAATCTGAATTTCATTTTTTCTACTAAGTCATTTCTAAAAGATTCATTTACTAATGGCTCTTTAGTGTTTGCAGACTCGGCAGCAGTTTTACTTTCATTAATTGTTTATGTAACCATTTGAGAACTTCTTAAGTCTCGTGTTGCCCAGAAATTATTAATTCCATATTGATTACCTACAGGGTGGAACCTAGATTCCGAAATAATTTGTTGTTGTCTTGCCTCAGAAAG